TTAAATCATTAATAAAATCTAATCCCAATTTAGAAGATTTAATATTTTGCTTTTTTCTTATATCTGAGCTTACATCAAAAGTTTGTGTGCCTGAAAATCCAACAGTAATATAGTTACTTGCCATCCCTACCATAAAACTACTGCCTGTGCTATTTGTGATATTATGTCCTATAGTGACAGCATTATTGCCTGTAGCAGCAGAAAACTTTCCAATAGATATAGAATTACTTTGACTAGCTCCAACATCAGAAGACTTTCCAATACAAACATTTCCAACACCAGTAGTAATAGTATCTCCAGCAGAAGTACCAACACAAACATTATCATCACCTTCTGTTATAGCTATTCCAGCTACAGTGCCAACAATAGTATTATTTTCAGCTCCATTTAAAGCACCTTTAAAGGCTTCCCTTCCTATAGCTACGTTATCAGTGCTTTCAGCATCTGCCCATTCTGTTCCATATGCACATCGCTGCCCTATAAATGTATTACCACTTGAATTTTGTGCTGTTGTCCTAAGACCACCTGAGCCATTAGAACCTGCTTTTCCCATAGCATTCTCACCTATTGCTACATTATTTTGAGCAGCATTTAGATAATATCCAGCCTGCACTCCAATCATAACATTATTGTCACAAGTTCCACTAATATTAGTATATAAAGTTCTATATCCTATTGCTATATTTCCAGCTGCACCTGCCCCAGCAGAACCAAGGGAAGAGCTTCCTATCGCAACATTATTAGACCCAGTTGTTGTAGTTGAAAGAGCATTATATCCCATCGCAATATTCCCAGACCCAGAAGTTAATGCTCCTAAAGCAGCATATCCTATAGCAATAGTACCATCCATGGCATTTGTAGTTGTTCCATCTAAAGCTAATGCACCTATCGCTACATTATATCTAACGTTTCCACCAGATGCTGTACCCCCTAATAAAGCATTTTTCCCTATTGCAACATTGTAACTAACAACATTAGCACCAGAATTTGCATTACTATTCATAGCCCCAGAACCGATAGCAGTGTTATCTTCACCAGCAGCTCCACTTAAAGAAGACCTTCCAACTGCTGTATTATGGTTGTTGTTAAGAATAGCATCTCCAGAGTAAGCACCTACAAAAGTATTATAATGAGCATAAATTGCTTCTCCAGCTTTATAGCCTATAGCAACATTTTGATCTCCTGTAGTGTTCCCAGTTAAAGCATCTACACCAACTGCTGTATTATAATCGGCATCTCCAGATATGCTGTTTAAAGCATTTGCTCCTATCCCTATATTGCTATCAGCATCTGCATGAAAAACTGCATCTGAATCTATAGCTAGATTAGTTGCAGGTGTTTTTACTGCACTTCCAGCTGTTCCTATATTTGAACTTAACATACTATACCTCCACAACTTTCATTGTACCTGCAGTGCTGCTCAATCCTATAAAATTTAAAACAACTGTATTACCAAGACCTCTGGGTACTACAATTGAAGTTATTGTATCAGCCTGAATATGTAAATCATCATTTGCCACTATATCGGCTTCTGCTGTTGTAAAAGAAAATTGAGTATCGACAGTAGGTTGCATCATCACAATATGAGTAGTATCATTTAATGTAATATGAACCGTTGTACCACCAGTTGCATTAACTGTCTGTCTCGTTTGATTATCCCAACCACCAGCGAGTCCAGTAGTTGCGTTTAAAGCTCCCTGTACAGAGAACTGACGTAATTTATTACTTTGAGGTTTAGCCATTATCTTCCTCTCTAAAGTTGACTATTAACTATGAATGAGTCATCACCAGAGGGGAGATTTATCTCCCCTCTAGCAATCTATTGTTTAGTGATTAACGAACTATGTTCCGGGTATAAAATCAATTATAATCAGACCTGCAAATGTTGCTGATCCTGCTGTAATTGAAAATACGGCATCCTTCGCCACATCATAAGCTGCATCATCTAATTCAGTAGCTCTAACTACATCAGTATCTCCTGATAAAGCTGCCGATGCACCACCAGTTATTGATGTTCCACCAACACCGTTAAGTACATCTATAGTTGCTGCACCACCACCATTTCTAACAAGAGTTACATCAAGAACCCTCATTGCTATTGGTGTTGTTATAGCCATAGCAGCTGCTTCTGCTGTTAATGCAGTAGTTACATCTACAATCAGTTTATTCCCATGAATAAAAGCAGTTCCTGCTCCTGATGTTCCAAAAGAAACTGTACATTCAACTGCACCACCCTGCGTTCTCCACCAACTACTTGTTTTTGGTTTTTCTTGTGCCATTTATCTATCTCCCTTATGATTCACAAGTTGAAAAAATCAATGAGCTTTGATTTGTGCAAGCTATTGCAGAATCAATATCTGCAACAGTTGCATTGCCTTTTTCAAAACCATATGAATTTGCTTCACTTGCATTAGTTTCAGTAAAGAAGTCTGCCCTATTATAACCATTAATTACAGCACCACCAATTTCGATAGTGTTTTTATGGTCATCTACTTCATCAGTGAATGATAAGTCCTGTGCTACACCTTTACCAACTGCAGAGTTTCCAAACACAATAGCGTTGTAAACTCTTTTTGATGATGCATCAGCGTGTAAAGTTACACCTGTCGCATCAAACCTGCTTGATGTAGTCGATCCAAAGAAATAACCTGCTTCATCCCACTCACGAATACCAACGATATCTTCAAACAAACAGAACCCAGAATAATAACCAGCCATACCATGTACCTCCGGCATTGCACCTGCACCCTTACCCATAAATCCATATCGATTAGCATTATTATAATCACTATCTGCTTGTAATGATGCCATTTGTGCTGGATGTAATACCATTGCCCAGTATTTATGACCACCTTCAGATACTATTTGTGGTATTTTAAGTTCCATACATTTAACTCGTAAATCCCTTAAAATAGCTGCTGTCAAAGCAGTATCACAAGTAGCTGCTGTAGCTGCTGTCATTCCAACAGCAGCATCTAAAAGTGCATTGGTTTTAGTTGTTTTTTCTGAACCAACTGTAGTTAAAACACCACCATCATTAATATACCAATTAGGATGATATCTACGACCAAGACCCAAACCGTCTGAATTTGTACCAGTTGATAAGTTTGGTGATACACCTTCATAGAATGTCTGGAATATTGCCTGATTTTCCCATTTGGTAAACCAATCCGCAAGCTGCGGTCTAGCTTCATCATACAGTTTAAAAACTTTCTGTCTTTGTTCTGACATAGAACCAGATTTTTTCATAACTGCTTTTCTGTATTGATTCACATAAGCTCTCAACCAATTCATTGTCTGGTCTTCACCAGTACCTTTAAGCACTGTATCACCATAAACTGGAGAACCTGTTAATTGTTTTATAAATGGGATAAGCATATTGTCTCTACCTTGAGCAACAAAACTATTCAAAATTTCAATAGGTTGCCCAGAAGGTTTATAGACAGGATTGCCATTATCCCTTTCAGAGATATCAACATTTCCGCTGAACTTTGCCCAAAATGTATTGAACCAAGATTCTTTACGAAGAAGTCTATTAAGTATCTCTACATTCGCTATCCACGAACTTGATGTTTCCATCTGTCAAACTCCTTATTTAGTGTTATACCTTTGATTAAGCTTACGAAGGTCTTCAATTGACAGATTATCTAAAGCTTTATTCAACTCCCTGCCAGACATCTTATTTATATTCACCAATTTAGATGCCTTTCCAGAACCACGAACATCAACCTTCTCTACAGTCTTATCCGTTGCTGTTTTGATATCTTGACGTGCTTTCGCTTCTCCAACCATAGAATAGTGCTTCTGCATCTGATCTACGCCATATATATCTAACATAGCTTTTTGATAAGCATTGCCTGTTAATCTGCCATTTTCAGCGTAATTATACGCAAGCTTAGTTACATCGTCAAACTCGCTACCTTCGAGCATGACCCCTTCATCAGCAAATGCCTGTTTCTGTTTTTTCTCAAAAACTTCATTATCCTGCTGATTATACCGGGCATTTATACTTTCTTCTGTTGTTTTAGTTATAAGGTCTGTCTCAAGCTGCTGAATAACTTCTCGCTGTTTAGATATCGCTTCCGCATCATACGGATCGATATTGTCTAACTTTGATCGTTCTTCCGCTAATCCAACTTTTACATCTTTAGCTGTCAACTTTTCAAAGACTTCCTCATCTGTTAGGTTTTCGGAGCTTTCCGCAACCTTACGCAACTGACCCAACTCATTACCCTGTTCGCCTATTTTAGACTGGGCATTAGAAAGCATATCAATAAGCTCCTCTCGGCTCTTACCGTTATATGCATCCGGCTCTTGGTTTATGGCTTCTTCTTGTTCTGCTTCTTCGGAGCTTGACAGATTGTCCTGATCTGATGATTGTCCGATATCCGGGTCATCAATAATAGGTTCTTCTACATCCGTATCTACAGACAGTAATAATTCACCATCTTGTTCTACCAAATTTGTGTTTTCTTTTGGTGCAGCTTCTGTTACTTCTGGCTGTTCACCGCTAATTCTTCCATCTAAATCTGCTAATTCTTTTTGCAGACCTTCATCTGCAGTATGAACCTGCTCTGTTCCGGGTTCATCTAATTTTCTTGGTCTTTCGTATTCCATTTATTCCTCTTTTTTTGGTCTGCCTGCTTTTTTCTTAGGCTTGGGCTTTTCTACATATGGCGTACCATCTGAATTAACCTGCTCATATTTAGCTTTCATAGAATCTAGGTCATTTGTTCCTTCAATAAATTCTACTATTTTAAAATAACCCTCATCCCTGTGATGCTTCATTTTGAAATATTTAGCCATTATCTCTCTCCTTGTGATCTAATGTTTCTTATTTTGCCTTTATAAACATCTCGCAGTACTTTACTGCGACTATTGTCAAATTTTGGGGTTACCTCTTTTACTTCCTCTTTTGGAAGCTCTGGTTTTGGTAAACCGCCTTTATATAATCCAGAACGTCTCATTAATAAGAAGTCTTTAGCTTCTTAGGTTTCTTTTTAAGAGGATTTGAGTAAGAACCTTTTCTGTTATATTCTGAACTGAAAATTTTTCCTGCCTCAGTATCATGCCACTTTGGATCTCCTGGTGTAATTGGGTTAGGTTTATTTAATTCCTTTTCAAATGCTTTAGTAAAATTTTTATCTTTTGCATCAGTCATATTAGTTCTTTTAAGACCATCTGATTGATACATTCTGCTTCTTGGACTTGCCTTCTTAAGCCTTTTAAGCTCTTTTTTAGAAACCCTTAAACCCTTGGCTGTTTTTTTTAATTTTTTATATGCCATTATTTACCATAATTAGTTTTTAATTTCTTTGGTTTCTTTGGTTTCTTTGCTTGCTTTTTAAAGGCTATATTTTTAGATGTCCCTGAAAGATCAGTATCAGAATACCCATAATTATCCTTTTTCCTAAAAATATACGAATAGCGAGTGTCTGTTTTAGCCCTTTTTTTAAGTGCTTCCATTTTTTCTTTTGCGGACATTTTAGTTTTGCCCTTTACGTGTCTTGGTTTTAAGTCTGCCATAGTTATTTAACCGCCTGTTTTAATCCTTGTTGTTTAACTTTTTCATTTTCAAGTCTTAACTTTTCCTCATCATTCATCATACCACGTTGCAACTTGATATTCTCCAGCTTACCTTTCGTGTCCACAATGTCCTGCTGCTTTTTAGCATCTTCCAATTGCTGCTGGCTAGACTCTGATTGTGCCTGCATCATTTGGTCAATAAATTCAACCATTTTGTCCGATCCACTGATCGGTGCTGAAGCAACAAGGGTTCTTATATCTACAAATGCCGGGTTGACTTGACCAATTACGTTGGTTAAAGCCAGCATCTTATTGAAGTTGTCCTCGACATTAGTGACGTTATTCTCACCCTCATCGAGTTCAACATATATCGAGGGATTGGCAACATTCATTAAAATCCTGCCAGCAAAATTTAAATTAACTAATACTTGTTTAAAAAGATTTTCTTCCTTAATCCCAACAATTCTATCTTGTTCTGAATATACAAAAGGGAAATTATCTACAAAATCTTGTGCTATAATCTTTCTTACTCTAGCTAAATTCTTAAAATATGGGTTAATCGCTGCAGCAGCCCTTTGGACTTTCTGCTCAAACAATACTCCAGATTCACCAGACCGTGCTGTCTCGCCCTTCATTGCTTCAGATACAAGACTAACCCTTTGGGCAAATGCGACACTGTTTTCGCTGTTCGTCAATACATCTGGTGGTATAGTAGAAGGGGGCATCTTTTGTGGCATAAGGGCTGGGTTGTTCAATTCATACACCATATTTGGCTGATTGCCCTTTTCCTTCAATGCTTTAATCGTCTCTTTTTCCCTTTTATCAATAAAGACACCCCCGGAGAGTATCTGTGTAACGTAATCCCGTGCCTGTGATTTAGCCTTGTTGACATCATCCTGTATGTCTAAAAGCAAATCTACAAGAGATGTCTGCTCATTTACCTGCACATTATAGTTATATGACCACACTGGGAATACATCAAAATTTGCCGTAGGCTGGTCTATCTGTTCATCTTTTACCACCAAGTCACCAAAATACGGAATTATAGTGGTCATATGAATAACATCTTTGTTAATATCCATAACTTTTTCAAGATACGGGTCTTGTTCTTGTAAAGCAGGAAAATCTTTAGCAGGAACAATACTATATTCTATACCGTTAAATGTTTTAACCATTTTAACAGTTCTTCTTTCCTGCATCTCAAGGATTCTATAGCGATCATTTTCTTTATCATATGCTTCTGCTCGATTTGAATAAGATGAATTGCTAAACCGCCTAAAGACAGTGGATAAATTATCCCACCAATAACGATCTTTTTCCCTATTCATATCTTTATCTGGGATTGAATAAGTGTCAGCTATTACATCTAAAGCTTCCCACCCCTCTTTGATAATCCATCTACAATGTTTTAATGCATAATCATTCGCTCTAGTTTCTGGATCAATCCAAACCCTAAAATTATTTAGTACACTATATTCATAATCCAAATAACCTTCTTCGTTAACTACAAAAGATCGTTGTATCCAACCACCAAGCTTAGTTGTCAACGCATCTATAAAGGCTATTTGGAGTTTGTCTTCTATCTGCTGTTCATCTTCCAAAGCATTCCACCTGCCTTGTATAGTATCACAAACATCTACACTTTCAACAGTAGTAGGTTTAAACTTAGCTCTTCTGCGATTTAATTGTTCATTTCCAACGAGTGTCGAGATGATAGGGGTTATTATGTTGTATTTTAAGGTAGGTTTTTTATACTTTGTTGCGTTTGATTTTTCTGAAGATGTCCAAGTGTCATTGTTTAGATATCGTACTGCTTTTTCGCTGTCCTGCCTTGCTTGTAAAAACGAATCTTGAGCATAGCGAAACGCCTTGGTCACCCTATCTGCTTGTTTAGGGATTATACCTTGACTGTCTGTTTGTTTATACGCCAATTATGCGGACTTCCACGATATAGCACCACCTGAATAAGAGCTATTTTCTAACATCTGATATCTCCAACCTTTTTTACGGTTTATTTCGGTAACCAAGCTGGGGAGTACCTTTAAAGCACCGTATGCGAGGGCATCATATGCATGATCCTCTGCTTTAGTATCAATATCTTCTGGATCATTTTCTGCAGATGGTAAATTAGGAATTGTCTCTATTGAATAACTACAATTATCTGTAAACCTTATTTTTGATATTCCATCATCATCTACATCAAAGCTTTCATATACAACTTTTGCTTTTGCTTTACGATCATTATTTCCCTTTGTGATATACAGACCTTCATCTGCATAAAAGTCTGCCGGGCTATATAATGCCCCCTCTTTTTCAGAATGCTTTGTCCAGTACGCTGGATCAGCAATATCATCTTGAAAATCAGATGGCTTTAGCTTATATTTCTTCCATGTATAATCATTCACCATTTTAGCCTGCCTTGATGCAGATAAACCAGTTTCTACTATCTCATCAAATACAATCATATTCTGATCCCGATCTACTGCTGCAAATAAACATACAAAAGGGGCTTTAGTTCCATAATCATAAAATCTATACAAAGCATGGGTGTCTTTTTTGAAATGGGTTTTATATTTAAAATCTTTATGTGGTATTACATGGTGCATAGGATTCCAATTATCAAAGAATGTACCTGCAAACACATCCCATCTACCCTCTAACCACATAGCCCTTAATATTGGATTTAATTTTTTGAGCTTTCTAACATAAGCAGGATCATTGTTTAATAGCGATGGATTATCAAATACAGTGGCTGGTATATACTTCCATGTAACACCCTCTTCATCTGTATGCTCTTCACCACTATAATTTCTTGGATATTCTACTTCAAAATCTTCATTGTAGACCGTCCCTTTTGTAACTGGTGGACATACGTCAACAAACTTTCGTTTCAGCCATATATGCCCAATATTGCCCGGATTAGAGGTTAGGCATATTTGTGGTTTAAGTTCAGCATTGTCTGTCCTTACTGCTGTGCTTAACTCTTCTACCCATTCCTCTGGAAACTGATTCGCTTCGTCAATTCCAATAAAATTATAGTTACCACCAATATAGTTATCTAAAGCCCTGCGATCCTGACAATGAACCATGTAAACTTTAGCCCCAGATGGAAACTGGTAACACTTGTTTCTTTCCTGCCAATTACCATTATACAGCTTATAAAGCTTATCACATTCTGGTTTTAAATTTCTTTCTAGCTGGGGATATGTTCTTCTGACCAGAAGAGCAATGTAATCGGGATAATCGATACTTATTGCATCGACTTTTACAGAAGGAGTTCTTCCAAGAGCAGAGAGCCTTTCAGCTTCCCTCTTCTTAATTATTTTTCTATTATATTCGTAATGCCACCGTCTAGGGGTTAATGCAGCTTTCCATGAAAGAGTAAACGATTTACCACCCCCCCTTGCTCCACCGTAAAAAACCCAATCAGATGTACATTTTAAAAATTCTGTTTGTTTACCGGGATGTGGTGAAAACTTAAATTCGTATTCACCAGCCAGCCCCTTCGTCCTTGTGACTTTGTTGGATAAAGACACGCTTATTTTCCTTTACTCCAGAGGGCTTCCTGTCTTTGACATTCTTGTTCCAGTTCCCTGCTGCAAGATGCCAGTTGGTCATTTTGACTCTTCCCCTTCCAGTTACCCATCTATTGTTCTCATAATATCTCCAAAATGCCTGTCCCTCATCGACAGGGTTTATATATTTTTGCTTTTTAAAATATTCAACAGCTTCTTCCATAGTAGGAGACTTAAACTTTTTAACCACTGCACTAGTCTTTGGTTTTTTCTTGCCAACAATAGGGCTTTTGCTTCCTTGTGGAACTTTGACATTACCTTCCTCATCTACTAAATCATATTTTTCTAAAATTGCTATTACAGACTTGTGTACCCTGTTGTCAATATTTAAGGTTAATCCATATTGAAACTTAACAAACTTAGGTATCCACCACTTATCGCTTTCAATTTCTATAATTTTCCCATTAAACGCTTTTAATATTTTTTCCCTAGCTACTGACTCACCAATGCAAAAACTGGCTAATCTTACATTAACATCCCATATACCAGCATGATTACATTTCTTACATATATATTCCCAAAAGCATTTATATTTTAATGGAAGCTCTTGAAACCATTCTCGGTCATACAACCCTGTATCAGTGTACCTTTTGCTCATTTTTGCTTGTCCTCTCTCTGTATGTTTCTGAATCTCTCTTTAAATTGTCAATAACCTCTTTACGTGTATCACCCTCTGCTATGGTGATATATATCCCGGATTTAGTTCTCTTTTTGACATAAAACTTTGGTTCTACCCTGTTATCTCTCATCAGTTTTTATCTTGCACCCTGTTTAACCAATTAACTACTTCTTCAAGCTCGTAACGTATTAATTTACCTTCAAGGTGATTTATAAAAACAGGCATTCCTTTTTTTCTCCATTTGTAAATTGCTTGTCTGGTTACACCCAGATGTTTAGCCAGCTGACTTGTAGAAATTAACTTCTTGTTGTTCATCTCTTTCTTCCTCTCTTTCCGAACCCGGATCGCTTCCATCATCTCAATTTACAGCATAGCCACAAGCACTACACTGATAATGACACATTATTACCGCAACAACATTTCCACATTGCATACATTGTATCTGGTTCATATCAACCTACCAAGTTCATCGTTAACAAATTTTAAAAAACTATCTTTTGAATCAAGCTTTTTCATCTTACTCCTGATGTCCTGATACCAAACCATAGCGGTCTGGCTAGAAACCATTAAAGATATCAAATGCCCTTTCCACTCTTCTAACGTATCAATAAACGCCTGATAATCAACTCCAAGCCCAAATGTATCATTTAAACTGTTTACCATCTCAAAAGCTTCAGGAGAAGATAACTGCCCACTGATCCCAAAAACCATAGCCCACAAGCCAGTCCCGTTAAGTGCCATACCAGAGTAATTGATCGTTTTAGCATTTTCATATGCAACCTGCAACTTCTCCTGCCTTGCGATATATTCTTCGTCAATTGCTGGTTCTGGTTCTGCAGGTATCTCGACATCGGGTTCTGGGCTTGGCTCGTCTCTATCCCAGTTTCTGGTATTTGTGAAACTAATACCTTCACTGGCAACTTTGTTTATGTTTTTTTCGTCTGACATCTACGCCAGAAAAATTAAGACTAAAAAGGAATATCATCCTCTACCACTTCTGCTTTTTTACCAGACTTTGGTGCAGAATAGTCAGAATCGTCATGGTATTTAGCATTTGCCAAATTATACAATTCTGCTCTAACCTCTTTCTCCATATAAACCGTATCATGGTATTCATTATCTTTACCCTTCTGGCTTGGTGATCCAACAAACATACCATCAGCACCCTGAACCAGTTTAAACCCCTTAATAACAATACCTTCCGCTGAAACATCAAAGAAGGCTACAACCTTCCCCCAGTCACCTTTAGTCATTCGTACTATTTTCATTAATTGTTTCCTTTGTTTTTTATGTGTACCATTTTAATTAGCTGGGGGGAGAGGAGTCGAACCTCTAAAATCTTACGATTACTACCTAGACAGGATAGCCAGTTTGCCAATTTCTGCACCCCCCAAAATCACAGGATTAAATAATATTTGATAGCTGTAAAGCCCTAGCCATACGACTAACACCAATACCACCACCATACCTTGGAAATAAGCTATAGGACAGCAAATATTCATCAAGCTCATCTATTACCCTCTGCTCACCGAACTGTTCAAATAATAGTTTTGCATATTCTCCACCTGAAATATTATAAAATGCATCTTTCATTTCGGATGGGCTTGTACTGCGAGAAGCACTGCCTATCGTCTCTTGTCCAAAAAGTATGACATCCACCTTATTATATAAGTTCTTGTTTTTATCATTTTGCTGCATATTCCAAAAGGGATCACTTCTGACAGGAAAGTCTTTAATAAAAACTTTATTACCAATCTCTTTGTTTATTATCTCTTCCTGTTCTGCTTCAATAAATTCGACACCATATCTTTCACATAAAGCATCATAAGTGCAACATGGAGTAGGCTCTGAAAATCCTAAATAATCTAATAGCTCATCTTCAGTTTTTATCAAATCCTTATAATTTCCCTTACTCTCAAATTCAAACATAGGAAATGTTCTGAGGTGTCTGCCGGGAATAAATGTTTCTTCAGGCTCATTTCTGTAGCTTGTAGTAACACAAAACAACCCATTTACATCAGGATTTTTCATCAGCTCATGCTCCAGTTGCATCTGCCCTGTCTGGGGTAGACTATAAGATGTACCAGCAAATTCAAATTTAGTAAGTGTCCTTGGGTCTTCACAGGCAGCAAGTATAGACAGCCTACTTTGAGCCGGAACTTCTATAAAACCTTTTTTGTCTTGAAAGAACTGCCGTAAAAGATTGACAGTTTTACTATACGCAAATATATCGTCCAATTATTTATTTTCCTTTTCTTTTATTTTATAATAAACCAAAACCTGTTCAACTCCACAGTCTTCATTTGGGCAGGATAAATTAGATACTATCCCCTCACCCTCAACACCACATTCATCATAAGAATGATCACCGCCCCAAATAAGTTTTTTTTTACAGTGCCAGCAATTCAAACTTCACAACTCCTTCTAAACCAGCCAACCCAGAACTTTGCCAGTTTTGGCTTTGCTGCAATTAACTCGGCATAATACAGAACCCTGAATGATCTCAATCTAAAAGCTTCTACTCTGGAAGCAGCTTTGATTGTATTTTTACCAATCCTGCCGTCAACATCTATTTGATTAGAATTTTTGCTATTAGCGGCTTTTTGAAGAATCTTAGTAGCCCTACCACCGCCCATATTAATACACATATCAACATAAATATGCCTAAGATGATCTGGTAAATCCCCAACTTTAAAACGATCCCAGTAATCTCTCTTGTATAGCTCTTTTGCTCTCTCAACAGTTAATCCTTTTATGTTTTCATTTGGATATGCTTTTACACTTATGCCGAAGTTAGTTAATCCACCCGGATCATCTGGATCATCAACCAGACCGCCTTCGTGTTCTAATACTACTTCTATAATTTCATCAAATGTTGTTTTCATTTTTTTTCTCTCTTTTGTTTTCTAAAAATTCTTTGT